AAAGTATCCCTCGTCTTGCCCCGTGAAGGAGAAGGTGAATGCTTTTTGAGTTCCGTTACCAGATCTCTTAACATAGCTAAAAGCCATTCTGACCTCCTCTCCTTAAGTTAATCCTTCTATAGTGGGGTTAATTGATTAGTCAGGCTTAGCTATAGCCCACGCAGCACCAACGGCTGCTGAGTTTATTAGCGGTGCCATCCCTAACAAGTCTTTGGCAGCCTCACCTCCATCTTCCCCCTCTCCATGAGTGCTGGCTGCAAGTAAGTCACGGAGTCCTGTACCAGCATCTACACCTACACCTAGCGCCGGTATGATGTTGGAAGGGGTAATATCACGGGTTCCTGACCTAGAGGCCATTGCGGAGTCTGGTAGTTTCAATAAACCTGACCCGATAGCAACTTCTGAGCCTAGGCTTAATAGTCCAAGTTGGGGAGACATATTTATCATACCTATCGCTCTGGTAGAGTCATCCATGTAGTCGTTCCATTTCTCTTCAGGATCGTCAGCGATCTTAGAGCGAAGCCAAGCACGGCTTGAGTAAGCAGGCACTGCCAATCCCATACCAAGGGCTGATGAGAGAAAGAAGGCGGAAGTGCTACCTCTTAGCCCAGCACCCATTTGCTTCTCAACGGATAGGATGCTCCAAGACCTGAACTGCGTAAGAATCTTGCCTATTTCTTTCTCCATGAACATCGGGGTATCCCCAATAAAGTTCTGCTGCATGTTCCTAGACATCATTCCAGTCAGCGCAGTAGAGACATCATCGAACAGTTCTGGGCTTAGGTGTTTACCCGAGAACACCTGCATGCTCTTCCCGTTAACAGTTGTGTGCTCAGGATTGTTTCGTATGTTCTCCATAAGCTCATCAATCTGGTCTCTTCTCAGCCCACCTCTCTCCAAGTTGTCCATGTCGTGCTGGCGGGTCTTGGTTCTGCCATCAGCCATTCTCACAAGCCTATCCTGCATGCCCATGAGTGCTGTGTCCTCTAGCCCGTGCTGTAAAGAACGGAAGGCTGAGAGGAGTTGGCTCTTCTCTGAAGCAGCACCAGCGAACTTGTTGAAAATCTCCTCTGTTTTGCTTTGGTTGGCTTCATCCATCGACTCAAGTGCGTAGTTGCGGTCACGAATAGAAGCCTCTAGTTGTCCGTAAGCTCCCATTATATTGCCAAACTCTTGTAGCTCTGGGTTGTTACGTACACGACCGAAGGACATGAATGACCCTATTCTAAGGTTCCTGAACATGGAGGTTCCTAAATTCACCATCATGTTAGATATTTCAGGAGCCGAGGTTATGCCATTCCACTGCAACGCTGTGAGGTTAGTCACTTTACGAGAAGCACGAGATAACTGAGTCCCCAATCCGTCTGTATCTATACTCTCCCTGTACATCAGTTTGGTTATCCTGTTGAGAACTTCGTAATCAGCCTCTACGTCACTGCGCATCTTAGCGGCTTTGCTCTCTGGGAGTCCTAGATCCTTGATGTCATTGAACGCAGCCTTCTGTGCAGAAGAAATGAAATCCTCCAACTCTGTCCTAGATTTGAAACCAGACTTGGCCAGCGCAGCAGTGGCTGCTGCATCCGCTGCGTACCTGTTTGTAACACCCTTAGATGTGTCAAGAAGGTCAACCATCCTGAGACCATTAAGCTCGTAGGTATGGTCTGCACCAAGAGAGAACTTAGAGCGTGCTGATGCACTGTCCGAGTCAGCCTTGGCACTTATGCTGTCGATGTACTCCTCGATCTCTCGAATAGGAACGCCAAGGTCTGTCATCTCTTGCTGTAGGAACTCCAAATCCTTCTTGCTGGCACCATAGGACTGCCTGTCCACGGTTGAGAGTCGCTTACCCATCTCTCTCGCATAGGTGTTCTTGGCTACCATACGAGCTGATACTTCACCCATCTTGAATTTACCGTTCATATAAGCGCCAGTGAGCGTGTCTATGACACTCTCCGGGCTGTGCTTATTGACGGCAGATGAGAACTTGTGAGAACTGAAGGTAGTAGACCAGTACGATCTGTCTGAGGTGACGTTCTTAAACTCCTTAGCTCCTGAAGCCTTGAGTACTTTCAAGCTCTCTTCCAAAATATCAGCTCTTGCTTTTGCTGCATCCTTAATGGCAGGGCTGCCTTGGTCAATCCCTTTCATCTCAAGGACAACAGAGTCATCAAACATACGAGCAGACTCTCCGTCCCACAAGTCGATAGCGATTCCGCGTATCCCACGTTCCTTAGCCCATGCCTGACGAGCCAAATCCTCCTGACCACCCTCTGCGTTAAGGATTCTTCTCTCGTACGAAGCCAATCGCTGGCTTGCCGATATATGCCCGCGTGAGGCTTGCTGTGGGTCGTTAAGTAGAGTGTGTGCTAGGCCACGGGTTACGTTGCTGTCGCTCCGTGTGAGGTTAGTATACCCACTAGCGGCACGTCTTGATCCCAGTCCCGCAGCTTTACGAATAAAGTCCGTGTCGCCCAGCGACTCACCACGCTGCTGCATCTCAAACAGCTTGTCCGAGGTTTGAACACTATCGGAACTGGCGTACGGCTCGATCTCATCCTCAGCACCGGGTGCACGGGCAGCACCAGCGTCTCCGGTATTCGTCCGAACCTCACCCTCGGGGTCAACCCGCGCCCGCTCAGCAACCGCGCTGGCTGCTTCTGCGCGTTCCTGCTCAGCGATGCTCTTCCTGCGAGCTTCAGCTTTGGCTGCTAGGTCTCTTACGTTCTTGTACTCCTGATTCTGGAAAGGAGATTTGCCTTCAGCTTGTAGCTCTTGGAACCGCTGTTCATAGTTGCGTGGACGCTGGCCTTGAGAGAGACGACTAATGTCTTCCCAAGCGTTACGGCCTTGCTCATCACTATGCAACCTGCGCTTAACATCAGCCAGCTTCTTGCGCTCTGCGCTGACTCGGCTCTCAAGCCGCTGGATGTTCTCTTTACGGTTACGTGCAGACTTGGCTCTTGAAGCTTTGGTGCCACCTGTTGGCATTGTGTCCTTAGCTCTTTTTAGACTTTTGTCCAAATCACTGATGACACTCAGGGTACTAGCCTCCTGTGAAATAAGAGGTTTCCTATCTCCCCTAGACAACCTTCTCTCCGCTACAGGGCGTAGTTCGTCTATCAGTTTCTTACGAGGCTCAAGGGTACGGACAGTCTCGATACTCAGCTTGCTCTGCATATTGGCCAATGCCATATCTTCGCTGTGCCGCTTGGCTGCACGAGACAGTGCTGCGTCTGCATCCATAGCGCTCTCTTGGATAGCACGGTCATTGACTGACTCGGGAGGGTTTGGGCGTCCAGTATCAGCGTTGTCAGGGTTTCCTGTTCTACGCATCTTCTTGAACCCAGCTACGCCCAAAGGGATAGCGCCGGAGATGATACCGCCACCTACGCCCGCTAAGGCCACCTCACGCCATCCTCGCTGTGTGCTGCCCTGCCCTACTACTGTTTCCACAGCAGCGCCCTCAGCAGCACCAACGGCGGCGGAAGCGGCAGTACGAGCAGCTAGGCCGGCACGACCGACAGCACCTAGGCCACCTGTGGCCACGTACAGCGGCAGGAGCGCAGGGTCTAGCATGCCTGCCAAGGTTGAGTACCCAATACCACGCCACCCTTCCTTTGCCATAGTCCTAGCCTGCTGACGATCCCGTTGAACTCCCTCCATCAGAGAGTCGAACTCATCCTCATTGCTGGCGCGGGCTACCAAGTCGTACTCACCTTGTGTGTACCCAGTGCCTAGTCTGTTGGCAAGTTCTTCTTCACTGAGATAGCCGCCGCTTTCAGGTTTGGAATACAGCCCAGATTCCCGGTCAATCTGCCTATCTAGGCTGGGCGCTAATTGCTCACGATCTTTAGCAATTTCGTAAAGCTCGCCAGCGCCTAGACGATCCTCTTGTTCTTTCTGAATCTCTCGGTTTATGTCGTCTTGTAGGCGAACCCTATCTGATCCGTATGAACGCCGAAAAGAACGGCTACTCTCATTTGCCATGATTGTCTCCTATTAATCTCTTAGTAAAGTTCCGAAAGGTACAACAGTTCCCGGTGCGCTGTTTGATCCTCCTAACGAATCGCTTGCGCTTCTAGCTCTGCTCAGCGCCTCAGCGTCTCCGTAGTTCTTGGCAACATCTGAAACCCTGATAGGCTTATCTGTGATTCTCTCACCCAAGGCATCATGGATATGAATTAAAGAACCATTACCTGTCGTGGTGAACATAACTTTATCCAAGGAAATGTCTGCACCGTAGTTCGACTCAAGGGCTAGGTCGTCTCTGATGTCCTCAAATAGCTTCTCGAAAGCAGGTCGTATGTCTGCTGGGTTGAGTTGGTGCTGAGTACCGCCTTCAGAACGATAGGTAAGGTTAGGTAGTAGGCTCTCTTTGCTGGTGTTTACGAAAGTCTCACCAACCCTAGTTATGTTCTTATACGCAGACTTAGCTGCTATCTCCGCTGACTTGTCAGGGTCAGTAGAGCCAGATAAGAAAAGGTTGGTGAGTTCACCCCGTGTTGAGTTCTCAAGATGACTTATTAGCGCAGGAGACATATCTTCCCCGTCACCAAACGTCGAAGCCCAGAACCCGGCCTTAGACATCTCTCCTACCATAGTCACAGCTTCGTCCTGAACTTCATCTCTCTCTTCAGATGTTGCTGCCATGTTGCCATCTACTACAGTCCTAGCCCGCTGAAGGGCACCTTTATCTGCACCCTTTTCGCTTCTGAAGTCTTGGTAGGCACGGATGAACCCTGCTGTGCGGTCATTACTTGTGTACTTCCGTATGTCGTCCTCGTTCATACGTTCCATCATCATCGCAGTCTGTGCGTAAACATCTGGAACACCCTCACCGCTCCAGTCTCCGAAGTCTTCACGGACTAGCGCATCTATGCTAAATCCGATACCCGGAACCCGGACGTTCTGCTCTCTGCCAAGCTCAAGCTTCTTATTCAAAACCCAACCTTGTCTCTCTGCGGGAGTGAAGCGACCTGACGCTTCGTACTGCTGGCCTAGTTTCTCAATATGCTCACTCTCTTTACCGATTATCATGTTCACATCTTCTTGACGTGCAACGTCTGTCCCCAGCGGCATTATCTCCCCTTCTCCTTTGCTGGCCTCCTGTCCATCTACCCAGTTTTGGTATACGGCGTTATTCCTATCCTCCGTAGAGTGCTGCCTAGCTGCTTTCTGCTTAAGAGAAGCTACGTTCTTAGCCGTTATTGATCCGGGGTACTTTTTGTTGAGGTTCTTAATCTCACCCATAGTAGAGTCCCAAGTAGAGGCACGGCTCTTCCACGCCTCCTGAATAGAGCCCCATTTGTCGCCTATCTCCGCTGCGTTAGCTCTTGTCTCGTACTGCTGCAAGTTAGCTTCTGCTTTAGATATGCGCGGGTCGGTCTTAGTCCACTTCTGCTTCTGTAGTGCCTTGAGCAGCCTGCCGTCACCCTCGGCTGCACTGAAGCTGGCTGCACTCACCAGTTTCTCTCGTATGTCCTGCGGGGTAGCACCGAGTCCCCGGGCTTCTTCGTACATCACACCGCCTTCGGCTACAGACTCTGCCAGCTCTTCTGTGCTTCCAGCAGCTTCTGTGAAGTTACTGATACTGGCTGTGACTGCGTTATCTCGCTCAAACTCGTTGTGCTTGGCCTTAGCTGCGCTGCGTACTTGGTAAACACTAGATTGTGATTGTTGAATCTGGTTCCCAAGTGCCTTGCTCAATTGGGCATCAGGTCTGTACTGGTCGAACAAAGGAGCGTATGTCTCCCGTGTCATCTTCTCGAAATCCTCATCCGACATATCAGGATTTTCTCGAATCTTGGTGCTTATGTCTGAGTTGGTTTCAAGAATCTGGTCACGCATCTTTACTACTTGAAATGCACGGACACCTTCTTCAGTAGCATCTTTTGTAGGGTCGAGACCCTCAAAAGCCCGTTGCTGCTGAGTCACCTTATCAAGCTCTATCTTCTTCTTGTTCTCTTGGTCGTATATGCTTGCAGCCGTGCCAGAGAACTCCACCATAGCGCTAGCAATACGAGTGGCTGTGTCAGGCTGCGCTAGTGGTTCCTTACCACGCACGTAAGTATCTGTGGTTTGTGCAGAGGCAGCCCTGCGCTTGCGTTGGGGCATGGAATCCATACCCCGCCGGGAGATTCCTTTTCCTCTCTCTACTTGTGCCATTTAAACACCTCCTGTTTGGATCGAGTTATTCCAGCCGCCACTGCGGGGCATGGTTGCTTGTGGGTTGCTATTACCTCCACCACCGAAGCTGCCTCCGGCTCCCGAGTAGGCACTTGCACCAGAGTTAGCTGCACTTAGGCCAATCTCGCCCCAGCTAGGCTTCTGAATCGTTCGATTATCAATCCTACTAGCTGTCTGGGTTCTTATACCCTCGGCTTGGTTCCTGAAACCCTGAAGCTCAATCTCTTGGTTGTTGAGGATAGTATTCATGTTTCGTCCTTGTTCACTTCGGACACCTTGAAGTAATGAATCAACACTGAGCCCCTGCGTGCCGGAGGCCGCTGCCATGAGATTGATACTGGATTTCCTGCGCATTGCCTCTGTCTGATTGTCCATGCCAGCGACTATGCTGCGCTCTCGCGCATCAGCCTCCGCCCCAGATAACTGGCTGTACTGACTCTGCATGGATTTCAAGGCTCGTTCGTTCTGCTGCTTCCTGTACGCGTTCTGCTGATCGGCCTTCTCTCTGGCTTGAATGCCAGAGTAGACTGAGCTAGCTACTGCGATCGCAGCCATTGTCGCTGCTACAGCCATATTAAACCCTCCTTCCTCGTTGATTGAAACGGCCTCGCCATTCCATACCTCGAAGTTGAAATGGAATGTGGCTGTCTGTAATTAGCTTAAAAGTCACACGATCTGACTCTTGGCGGACAGGGAAACTAAACTGTCCGGGTCGTATAGGTGCGAAGCCTACTAGGTTGTTTGGTGCACCTAGATTACGTCCATTGAAAGAGTACTCACGGACAGAGCCCCACTCATTAGTGACCTCAACCTCTGTGATTCCTGTCTTGTCATAGTTTATATTGACGTCGTTAAGGATAAGCCTGTCAGTATCAATTACACGTCCATTTCTGTCCTTGATGAATGGCATAGTGGGCTCGTACTTCATAGTGTACGGAGTACCAACAATAACCTCGGCTGTTCCTTGAGACGGTTCAGCAATATCTTCCCGTAGCGTGACTGTGTGCCCAGACCTTTCGTACGGCACTGTTACGCCACTATCTAGGCAGTCAGAACCCCGCACTACAATTATGCTATCCAGAGGGTATATCAGATCAGGAAGGATGAAGCTCCAAGCTCCTTCGGAGTACGTAGCAGTATAGACCCCTCGTGTATCCAGCCTAACTGGGAATGTCATACCAACATCATCAGGATCACCCAATGCTATACGCTCTAGGTACAAACTCCCTGAACGCTCTATAAGCAAATAAAGAAGCTCGCTGTCGTACTTTATGTACCTAACATCCCCTGCCATCTCCCACTTGCTCCAAGAGGACTGGACTCTGTCCTGACCTTGCCAAAGGTAGTTGTACAAGTACAGGGTTCTCTTGTCGGTGGACATGACAAGGAGCTGGTTCTTGTTGGTGCTGGCAGTCATCTGCACAGCCGTTCCCTCTATGTACTCATCCACGTGGTCAGTAATAGGGCGGGCTCTTTTGGTATCTGTGAAGCTGTCTGTGAAGAACTCACGTACACCTGTGTGCGCACCGTACTCGAATGCAAAGAAGATAACGTCACCGCTTGCAACAGGCTTGCATCCACGAATGTTCTCGAAGGAGCTTGCAGACTGCAAGGTGGCGTTCTCTTTTGTTACAGCCTCACTCCCAGAAAGAAGGAACTGTCCATTGGAGCTGAAGAATACAACATCACCATCCAGCACTGAAGAGTTATCAAGGATGTTCACCTCGTTGGTATCAGCGTATATGTCAATAGGATCACCATCTAGTTGAGCCCTCACTGTTTTCCTGAAGAAGTCAAAGAAGTAGTTACTTCGGCTAAGGATGACCGACTCACCCGCTGTGAAGTAAAGCCTGTTCTGGAAAGTACCAACGCTAGTTATGGGTTGTTCATCTTGGATGAAGGACGGCATGGGGTTTGAGTTGTTATCACCCACACCACGAGTGATCCAAGGAGAGGGCTTTATCTTAAACACAGCCTCTCCCGATGAGAATCTATCCCGTATCAATGCGTGCGGAAGCGTAGTTTCATCAAACCCAAGAGACTGCCCGTACCCGTATGACTCTATCCAGTTTACGACATCACCGCCTGTATCCTCGGCTCTTAGATAATAGTCGTCATCCGTGGAATCACCTCCGCCCACAACCTTTACCACATAATCGTTAGGGGCGTAGAGCGGAAGGTCTGATACGCTCTTAACTGAACCTTGAATAGCTATAAGGTCTCGTCCGTCTGCGTCATCTCTGGTTACAACAGAGAAATCTGTACCATCGTCTTTCTCTAAGATGATTACATTTCCTCGATTGTATACACTGAATCCCGGCATGCCTTCTAGTCCGTTGGTTAAATTGTATGCTACTTTAGTAGTACCAACTGCGTATATATGCGCTGATTCACTCCCGTCGGGTGTTACGTACGAAACCTGCTCAACGCCATCCACAGTTATGACGTAATTCCTACCATAGTCTGCGAACTGCACGTTTATTATAGCCTTGCTGCTTCGGCCACTAGTCTTTACAGAGCTAGCCTTGGGTATGTATTTGTTATTAGCGATGAAAGTAAAGTCGCTTATGGTTGACAGGCTGAAGGTGCCAACAGGGTTGTCTACTTTAAGATAGCTATCATCAGAAACCTCATCCTCAACTAGCAGGTTGTTTCCCTCAATATCGAATACTCTGGGTAAGGAGTTAGGCGGAATGACCACTATGTACTTCTCAGAGATTCCTCTGTTATAGAAGTAGAAGAGAGAGTTCTCAGGGAATGAATCGCTCAGCTTAGCTACCTTATTTGTTCCCGGTCTTTTTACTAAGCCACTAACAACAGAGCTTACGGCGTTTATCTGCTCAGTGCATTGACCCGGAAGCCGTACCTTCGGGGGTTGTTGGGAGACACCTTGTATAGGGCGTTCCCATGAGCTAGTGGTCAGTGCCATATAAACCTCCTAGTATAAATTATTGTATCCGCCAACACGTCCTACTTGGGCGTTGACTCGGGCGTTGTCTCTAAGGTAGTTAGACCTTACTGTTCTTCTGTTCTCAATTTCAAGGAGCCCAAAGGCACGCTGACTCTGCTGTCTGTTGATCTTATGCTGAACCTGTTCTCCTATTGTGTCATCACTGAAGGTAGTCCGTGCATCCCAAGCTATGGCTGACCTTGCAGACACAGGTAAATCCTCGAAGCTGAGGAGCAGGAGGAGTGTGAAGTTCACATTCCCACCCTTGTCTGTCACCTCGTGCAAGTCAAAGGTGTGCCGGGACGTGTCGTAAACCTTAGTCCCTCGGACAGTTAGTCGATTACCGATGTCGTAAAAGTAACCTCTTGATTCAATGATGCTAAGTGTGTTATTGGGAAGATAAATAATACCTTCATCATCAGGTTCAAGGTTCCAGTCTCGTTCTTGGTTGAACCACCACCCTCGGCCACCGTTGTTTTGTATCTCAAGATTAGATCGCTGCAATACTGCCAATGCCATAGCTGCGTCGAGGTCTGGTGTATCTAGTGCTGCCACTGGCTCCCGACCAATACCAGAGAGGCAGAAGTTCACAGCGTCCAGTTTCGTATTTAGTAGTTCCATAATACCTCCGCAAAAAGCCCCGCCCCATAGGGCGAGGCTGGTCTCACTGGTGAACTATCAGGTGACAGTTCGAGTCTTCAGAATCTTGCGAGAAGCGCGAGCTTTGACATCCGCGTCTTCGGTGTTGCCTTCTGTATCGACTACAGAGACAGCCTCCCAAGCGGACGGGATTGCGCCCTCTGCTTGATAAGTATCAACGAACCAAGACTTAGAACGACGATCCCAAAAGATGTCGCCAGTCATGTCGATGGTCTTACCAGTAAGCAGTGCTTCCGGCTTAAAGATTACAGCCCGTGCGCTGGCCTGCGCTTCGCTAGCTGTGTATCGTGCGCCGTTAGTGCCATTGCTCAGGGTCTTGGTGCGAGAAATAACTTCACCGTTCACCAGCTTCGGAAAGCGGTTGGACGGGATTACCGGGAGGTTAAAGCTCTTGAGGGTGAAGCCAGAAACGGTATCACCTTGGAAGGTGTTGTAGTCTGCGTTAACAATGCGCTCGGCATCTCGCAGTACGTTGAACTCAACCCACGGAACAAGTACATAGACATCATCGAGGTCTACGCCGTCGCCACCGTCTTTACCAGTCAGCATGTTCTCTACTGCTAATTCGATAGCAGCTTGCAGCGCTTCAGGGTTTCCAGCCTGAGCTTCGCTGATGCTGATGTTGTAAGAGAAGCCGTGCCCGGTGACACGAGGATTAGTGCGTTCAGCTTTAGTGTTAGATTGCCCTGCGTAGATAAGCTGCTGGACTACCATCTCATCTTCGAGACGCGCCAGTTGCTTAGCTTGGTTGTTAGAGAGCTTGGAGTTGTAGCCTTCGATGTCGTTCTGAATGTCGTGGAACATAGCCACGGCATTACGGGAGATAACGGTGGTATCGACTACCAGCGCGTTCTTGTCCTGATCGGTGCTAGTTGCCTCGGGGTCTTGACCCGGAGATAGCACTTGCAGTTCAGTATCACCCATGAACTTCTCGGACACCATGTTGGTGCCAGTTACTTGCTGAACATCGAAGAACCGCAGAAGGTTCTCTTGCTTGATGTAAGACTCGTGTACCTTGCCGGTGAACTTCTCAATCAGCAATGTATCTACTTCCCCTGATGCGGAGACCGCCGGGTTAGTTACTACGTTGGTGCTAGACATTTACGTCACTCCTATTTAGATTCTTCTATAGTGGGGTATTTCAAATACCCCGTTTGATTCCAGCGCGTCGGCGGTTGTCCAAGGCAGCTTGTGCCTTCTGTTTATCTTCACCTTTAAGCCCGCTGAATGTAGGGCTGGTCATCTCTTTGAGGTAGTCCTGTGAGCTTAGTGGG